CTTTTTTAAAAATCATAATAATTTACAACAACAACAACAACAACAACAACAACAACAACAAAAATTACCACGCAAAATATACAAACCATTTTTCAAACATATGGAGGATAAAGTCAATATTTATTTATCTAAATACAAATACCCCATTCCAATCCGTGATGAAAAACTAGGTCAATATATAACACAACAAACCGGAGTACTAACATTAAGTATAGAAAACTACAATAAATACATAATCGATAACAAATTAGAAAAATTTAGGATGGCATATCCCACTAGAGAAACTAATAAACATCCAGGAGCTCATTACTTACGTGCAATAGCAGAAAATCAAAATATCATTGAAAACATAAAAATGATAAAGAAACAAGTAAGAATAGAAAATGATGATATAGAAACTTTCTTAGTTCCAGATAGACCAATATTAGATGTGAATGCAACCAGGATATTAGAAGCAGGTTTGATACCAACCATATTGGTGCCTAAAATAGAAGGAGCTGATAATGAAAGAAATAGAAAAACTATACAGGGTTTAACTAGTTTCAATCTATATTATGACGACATATCAAGAGAATACCGACAACACAAGGCTGAGCAAACTGCGGAACTAAGGCGCAAAAATGCAGCAATTAATCGAGCCATAGGTAGGAAAAATAAACAATATGACCAACAAGACAATTATGAAGAGCCACTTAGTGATGATGATAGTGAACAAGTAGACAATATGTTACCAATTCCTCAAGAACTTGATCCTAATAATGCTGATGATTTTCCAGAAGATTATAAGGTAGATATAAACTATTCAATCAGGAATTTACAACAACATATGAACTCTGATAATTGGGATAAGAAGAATAAGATATACAATGAAGTGGAAATGAAGAATACATTGATAAATTTGACAGATGTGATATATTATTTAGATGAAATGGATCTCTACGACATAACAAAGGATCTTAATGATGGAACAGTGATAGTAGGCACCATGCATGTACCCAAGTACTACGACACCGACACACATAATATAGTTACTACCAACATAGAAGGACGAGTAACCATTAGATACGAGGATCAAGAAGATGGTAAAGAGGAACCAATAATGCTACAGCAAATGAATGGAAATGATCATATATACAAACATAGTCTTAGATGGGCATTGTACGCTAAAAATCAACATACATTAATTAGGAACCCAGGACCTAATAGAAACTTCATACTCAAATTTATAGTCCGAGACCGTTATGACATGCAAGGCACAGAATATATACGATTTTCTATTGTAAAAACAACCGACCCTAGCTTTCAGGATTTATTATCAGATAATGTGTTTACACAAACCACTGAGGAATACAAACTAAAGAAAAAGAAATATGATGACTACAACAGAACAATTGATCTACAACAGAAAGCACGTAAGTTGACTGAAATAACAAAGGGCGAACACTTCAATGCAGTAGAACCAATACCAGTCACAGATACAAAAGAGATAATAGCTAAAATGAAAAAGAAAATGAAGGAATTCAATGAACAATGTAAGAAATCAAAAATTAATTTACAACAGATAACACAACAATCAAGAATAACCAACATGGATAATCAGTATTACATATACTATTATAGAACAAAAAGATTTATACTAGATAATTATGAAACAATAGCCAATGAATACCAATATATCAATAAAGTCGAAGCCGTAGAACAAGTATTAATAAATAAAGTCATATGCAAATTACTAAACTACAAACAAATAGGTGTCAATGAATTGAAAGCCATTGTTACATACATAAACAGAGAAAAACCAGAATGGAATATAATAGAACAAGTTTTACCATTATTAGCCAACATAATATTACAAACACAAAAATCAGAACAAATTTTAAAAATGTTATCCATTAATGATGAAGTTAGAATGATAAACCAATTCAAGAACGATAAACTAGAAAAAGTACCAACTAATATTATTCGTGCTATCTTCCACGGACAAATCATAACCTACATTAGCCTTAACTTACAAAAAGCCTTAGGAAAGGTTATGAATTTGTTTTTTCACTAAACGCGAATAATACATATAAATCCCACTATGAGACTGACACCCTCATAGATGGTGTATCTGTGTCTGAAAATATAGAAGAGCATGCAAAACCTGATTCATTTTCTGGATATTACCCACATTACATAAAGCCTGACATTAAATATGCATACTACAACACACAAAATATCATTAACCAACTAATCGAAATCAAACGGTTAAATCCAAGTGCACCTTTTGAAATAAAATTCGATAAACAACAAAGACCATATGCTGAAGGACATCTTCCCAAATTATTATTAAAAATTAAAGACCCACACCTCAAACAAACATCAAATTACAAAAATTATGACTATTATGAGCTTGTAACACCAAACACACCTAAATCTGAATTACAAGTAAGGAAACAGTTTATGCAGACAATTAATAATATACAAGTGAAAGACATTGATTGTCAGTGTGATAACAAACCTATCTTTTCAAAAATATTTGGCAATTCCACTATAGATAATGACGCAATGGCATATGCCTCTTGTAAACACACCATATTCGCGGCAGCCAAAAGACAAATCAAATCAGCCCCAACACCAGATGAACATGTAGCAAAACAGTTCATAGCATATGCTAAGGATGTAATAGACAAAGAAATAGGAGAGGACCTTGACCACTTTGGATACTCATTTACTCAATGGTATAATCATTTGACAAAGCCTAAACAAGACTTAATGGATAAAATAGTAGAAGCCATAAAATATGACAAACCAACTATGCTTTCTGAAAACGATATCAAGAAATTAGTCAAGTGGCAGGATGATATGATAACCACAAAAGGAAAAAGAAAATATATGTCAATAAATGCAGAATATAGTGGAATATGTAAAGTAGAGATACAAACATTAGATGGAAAACCTCGAATGGTGTGTTCCATACCAGATTTAATCAAATTTGTAATGGGAGCAGTAACGTGGAAATTGGAGGAAATATGTAGTCACAAACTAAAAGGTTACTGTGGAGGTAAGAACTTAGACCAAATGGCCAATATGATCAATGGATACATAGCACAAGGATTTACTAGAGTAGTAGAAGGAGATGGTTCAGGATTTGACAACACACAGGATGTAACACTAAAAGAGATTGACCGATATATATATCAGCGTGTAGAGAAAGCAGTCTATCACTCCCAGACGGCCAGTAAATGGAAGGAGTTGTTCCGAATATTCTCACAATCCTATTATAAAACAATGAACATAGAATATGTTGACAAAAATTCTAAAAAGAAGAAAACATTAATGACATACTCAATACTAGGAACTGTATTTTCCGGTGATTGTGACACAACACTTGCAAACACTATAAGAATGGCATTATACAACAGATTTACAATGGACATGGCAGGCTATAAATATGGTCATGATTATATCGCATTCTCAAAAGGTGATGATTTTACAGTCATGTTCAACCCAACACATATTACTGATGATCAAGTAGAACAAGCATATTGGAGATATTTTCTCAAGAAACCAGAAGGAGCATATAAACAATATGATAATAGAATTTATGGATTAGGACAGATTTGCAAGTTCTTAGAATTTGGCCCACCTTCTATTATAAAATTCTGTTCATTACGAGCTTGGTACATAAACAAACAAGAAACAAAAATACGCTTAACTCGTGACCCAGCCAAATTCTTAACACTATCGAAATACAGTAGAAAAATGAAGGCAATGAAACCAGTACAGAAGTATGCTTATTTAATGGATCAAGCTTTAGCACTTAATGTATCATATAAGGGATTAAAATACTTCGATACTATGGCAGCATTATACAGGCAACAAGCAGGCATTCGTCTGAAACAACATAATCTCACAATACACGATTATTATAAGTACATAGATAAACAGAATAAAATAAGAGAATCTAGAACAACATTACCAAATGATGAATTCATAGACATGATGTCAGCTTTCTATGATACCACAGGTAGGGAACATGATTATAAGATAAACGGAACATATTGGGAAACAATGCAACACATTGAACGAGCAGCTAACAAAAAATACACACAAGAAGAATTAGACCTAGTTAACCAACAAATCAATGCAGAATTTGATCCAGAAGAACTCTGGACATTACTGGCCCAACATGAATACTAGCAATAAAACTAACAAAATTAAATCCAACAAACCAACCAATAAACAGAGAAAAACACGTTTTAGACGACGTCTTCCAAACAATAGAACAAAGAGAGCAAATGTAATACGAGGAAGAAAATTAGCAGCAGCATCTGCAAAGACTTTGGCAAAGAAATTCAATATCTTAAGACAGAACGGAACATCAGTTAGAGTAACAGGAAGAGACTTAATCTATCCAATACCAGATGATTTAACTGCACCGATACAAACAACTAATATTATAGCAGTCATACCGGCAAACCCAGCATATTGGACTGGAACCAGAATAGCAGCTTTAGCTTCAGGATATCAAACTTACAGGCCAATAAAATTTAAGATAACATACATACCAATATGCGCTGTTACTCAACAAGGGAATGTGATAGGTGGTACTATATGGGATGATGGTTTTGATCCTACTAACGTGCAACAATCATTAAGAACATCAAATGGAGGATTTATAACACAATGTTATGTACCACACTCTACCACCATCAGACCTAAGGCCAATTTACCATTTAATCTTTATAAGGTAGGAGGAGCTTTTAATGATAAAACTAACCCATTTATTTTTATAGCAATGGCTTTAGGCACAGTTAATGCAAATAATCAACGCATTATACCAGGATATTTTTATGTTACTTGGTCCTTTGAACTTAAAAATCCCATAGGTAAGACTAATCAGTTCTACAATTCAGGACTTATACTTTACCAAAATATACAATTGCAAATGAACAACACAATTATAAACTTAGCAACTAATACCGACATTCCCTTCGGAGCATACATAGATATAGAGAACGATAAAGAGC